AGCTGCTTGTACAGGGGGCGACCATCAGCCCGTACCGTCCAGTACTCCGTGACATAATACCCTCTCGCGCGACACCAGCGCACCGCACGATCAAGCGCCTCGGGACCTCTATATCGAGAGAACTTACCGTTTAATCGAGCGGTAACCTCTCCGTCATAGCTGATGTGGATTCCATGATTCATCTGTTGTTCCTCCTACAGACCCACTTGCTGTACTTTGCAGCGAGTGAGTGTCGTTTGAGCTCGGTCGTTGTACGTCCCGTGAGACTTGACACGACCACGAATCGAAACGACCTTTCCGATCGCGTCGTCATCCGCACCACCGCGCCCAGAAGAAAACCAAACGAGGTCGTGGCCTTCGGAGGTGCGGAACTTATGCAAGAGCGTACTGCCAAAGTCACTCTCACATCTGATCAAAGCGAGAAGCGTAGCCTCCACTTCGACCTTGTCCCCGACCGAGCCATAATGACCCGCGTCAGGAGCTTTCGCCGCCCGCTCGGCCTCGAGTCCCAGAGCCCGCTCATGCGCACGGCAAATTGACGCCAAAATGCCCAACCTCTTACCCTCAGCAAATTCGAGGGACGCCGCCACACGCAAATTGTGGCCGTAGTCCGAGGCGTCCTCGCTTTCGCGCGCCCACGCAATCAACGTCCTGGCGCGCTCTACCTGCGCCGCAGCAGGCTGCGCAGCGTCCCAAGCCTCGGCAGCCCCAGGGTCATTGGGACGCCGCGAGACGCGCCAGGAAGCGTCGGAACGCGTCGAATTGTCGAACGACGCTGGGCGGAACCCATGCTGCTCATGAGAAGCCACTACGCAAGCGACGTAGTGGAGGGTTTGTGGTCCAGAAAAGCCACCGGACCCACACCAATCCGCTCCGTCACGCAACACCGTTTCTAGCCACCCGAAAAGCTTGGCCATCGCCAGCACGTGCGCGGGATCGACTCTGAGGTACTGGGCCAAGCAGTTGCGTCCAATCTGGACGACTTGGCCGGCCCGCGGTCCCTCCACGAGCTCCATCAAGAACGTGTCGTTGCGGCGCCGCTTGGTGCGGCAGTGATCACACCAGGGCTCAGCCGTCCGAGCCGCCACCAGGTCAATGTCACTCCCCGGTGCGCGCAGTACGAGATTGCCGACGTCATGGTGCTCGATGCGAGCGAGCAGTCGATGCCCCGCAAAAGCGGCGACGTCCCCCAACTCGTAGCGGTCGCACTCGACAGGCTCTTTCACACACCGCACGACCGTTTGTCGTGTCGCGACGTCATAGAATTCACGCCAAACAAACGTAATAGCCGTCGACGTGCCCAACCGGGAAAACGACGTGTGCGCACGCCTGCAAAGCTGCCGCAAACGGCGCTCGGTAGCGGGGCGGTTGTGCACGGGAGCGACGAATCCGATGGTTCCACAGACCTCTTCAGGGTTGTCCATACCCCAAAACTAGACCCCCTCTCACAAAATGCGATCCAAGTTTTTGGAATCGGTGTAAGGGGAAAGTGCGACTACGTTCTCTGGTTTTATAAACTTTGTCCTCCAGGATGCCCACTCGTCGAGTGGGAGCCTGGTAAATGGGGAGAACAAGGTCCCTTGGGAGACCCCCCGACTTGAACACCGGGGGGTCTCCTCTTTTTGAGGACCTCGCGTCGCGGTGTATGGGGGAGAGCATGTCAGCCAACTATGCCTCCCGTACAGTCAAAGTACCCTGTGAGACCCCTACCAAAGAAACCGCTCAACAGTTACTGACACTCCACATCCTTTCGAATAGTGACCGTCAGCCACCTCGACCTCGTGATCCACCTGCTCGTTGGGGATGTCATCGAGCGAGGCAAGGGGTGTCTGGTCGCCGTAGTCGACTTCCCAGGGATCGATGCGGACTCGAAAATCGCCGAAGAGAGTAGCCATCGTCATTCCACCAACGCCTTGAACACGGCGTCCGGCGCATCCTTGTAGAACTCGATGTTGATCCTCGTCCAAAGATCGCCTGGAAGGTCGGTTGGCTGGCGGTGAGCTGCCGCCGGCATCAGTAAGGTCTGAGCCTGCGCTCCCACGACAATCGTGCCTGTGCGCATGTGGACCATTGTCTCGAACCCCCGTTTCACTGCAATTTGAACCCGTCCTTGATCTCCTCAAGCAGCTCGTTCAGCTCCTGCGTGGCGGTCTCGTCGGGCTCCTCCCTGCCGTCACCCAGCTCGATCTGCACGTGGAAGGTCATCGGCAGACTGCTCTTTGTCTTGATCTCCAAGAGCTTCGGAATGCTGTCGGCCAGGTCCTGAATCTCCGATGGTTCGAGCGCCTTTTGGTAGTGCTTGCACTGGTAGTTGTCCCACGCGCCATTGCCGGCCTTCACCGTGGCGATGACGTCGCGCCCCATGTCGCCCGCACCACCGCACCGCTCAACAAGCTCGTACTCGTCGCGAAGCGAATCGACCCACTCTTGAACGAAGCGCTCCCACTGGTCAGAACTGAAGAGCCTTACGCGGTCTTCGGGATGCACCGGAAGCCCCGACGCCACGACGTCCGCAGCCAGACCGGGCGGCGGCACCGGTGGGCGAGGGATCGGAACGGGCGGCGGGACCACCTTCACGCCGTGACCTCCGAGTCGTCGATGTGCAGCACCTCGATGAAGCGGGCGATGTGCTTGGTGGTTTCCTCGTCGTCGGGCGTGAGCAGGATCGGCTTGAACTTGGAGTCCCTGCTGACGGGCGCGAGACGTGCGCCGGTCTCCGTTCGCTCCCAGCGCTTGAACGTGAAACCGCCGAGGCGCGGATCGTCCGGGTCCTCGCGGCGCACAAGAAGGTACTCGCCGGGCGCCGGCGCAGGTGCACCAGCCGCGCCGAGGTGCTGCCAGAGGCACCAAGACCCGTCGGCCGCCACACGGTTCATCGAGTTGCCAACAACCTTGGCGACGAACAGGCCTGGCCGCTTCGCCTTCCTGGACTCGAGGTAGACGCGACCGAGCTTCTCTGGGTCTTGGCCCTCGGAGAACGCCGTCGCCGCAGCCTTGAGGTCGTAGACGAGCACCGCGACACCAGTCGGCTCGCCCGCGATGGCCAGCTTCTTCTGCTTCACCGCTGCGCCGCGCGCCTGCCAATACTTGTCGACCTGTGGACTGACAAAGCGGTAATCGATGCCCAGCGTGGCGAAGTAGCGTTCGGCGAGCACGAGCTTCCGCCCCTCGTTGAGAAAGCGGAGCTTGTTGAGGTCGTCGCCACCCTTCGTTTCGCGGACCAGCTCGAGCGAGATCGGCGCGCCCTTCTCGTGTCGGAGCACGCCCCAGTCCGGGTTGTAGTTGCCGATGATGCGCGGCAGCCCGATGCGGAAGCGCGGCGGGAACTTGAAGTAGACAACGAGGTTGTCCTCGTCGGGGCGGAGGTGCTCGTTGACGAACTTGCGCTCGACGTCGGAGTCGACCTGCACCTTGTCGTCGAGGGAGGTCGGCCCGCCGTCGATGAGCTCGCGCTGCACCTGGTCCAGCTCCGGCGGGAAAGCCAGTTCGATCGGCCCGATGTCCTCTTCGCGCGTGCCGGTATCTCGGAAGCGAAGGCGGTCGACGATGTGGTCCTTCACAACGTCGCCGACGATGCGCACGAAGGTGTTGGCCCAGCCTTCCGGGTGCGCGTGGAGCGTCACCTTCTGCGCCTTGCTTACAGCCTGGAAGATTCGCCAGAGCGTGGCGCGAGTCAGGAAAGTCTCCTCTGCGGCGCGCCCGAAGAAATCGGGGATCGGCTGGTCGACGTGCGCTGCGGCGACCTCGCGCGTCGGGTTGTTGTCGAGGCGCGTGCCCGAGAAGTGGTGCGTCTCGCTCTCGGAGATCTGGACCTCGTTCGTGAACCGCACGCGCATCTCGCCGAGGTGGCGACCGATCTCCATCACCTTGAAGCCACGCAGGTGCGGGTTGTGTGTTACCTGCGCGAGGTCGGTGTCCACCTTGACGTTGACCATCTTCTCTTCGGCCGGGACGAGTCCGAGGTGCAGCTCCTCTGCCTCCGACGACAGCTCGCGGATGCGGAGCTGCGCGCCGTCGGCCCCGATCGCCTTCACGAACTCCAGCGTGTACTCGACGACGATGAAGCGCCCCTTGGTGACGGCCAACATCGGCTTTGGGAACGGCGTCGCGGCCGGGTCATTGAGGCGATCCGCAGCCTCCTTGATGAGGGCCTCGGTGTCGAGATCGATCGTGTACTCGAGGCGCTGGCACAGCTTGTCCCAGAACTCTTTGAACGCGGCGTTCTCCGCGAGCGTGTCGCGGCGCTTCGCGACCGCCTTGCCCGGACGCGTCGGAGCCGGAGGCGCCTGGTCACCTGCCTCGCGGTACTCGGTCTGTAGCGTGCGGACATAGTTTTCGTAGCTCTCGTTGGCGATCACGGTCAGCACGTTGAATTCCGGATCGGTGAGTCGCTCGCCCTTCTGGTTCACGCAGAGGCGAAGGCCGCGACCGATCTCCTGGCGCTTCTTCATCACGCTTACCGTTTGGTTGAGCGTGCAGATCTGGAAGACGTTCGGGTTGTCCCATCCCTCGCGGAGCGCGGAGTGCGCGAAGATGAACGCGACCTTCGAACCTGGGTCGTTCTCGTTTGGGAACGAGAGCAGGACCTCTTTGCGGCGCATGATGAGTTCGAAGGCCTCCTTGGCCTCCTTCGAGTCGTCGCGGACGTCGTCGAGGTAGACATCCTCCTCGGCGCCGCCCTTCTTCTTCTTGGTCGTCTTGGCAAAGTAGGCCTCACGGGCATCCTCAGCCTCGAAGTGCTTGAAGTCTGGCTCCTTCATCTTGAGCGCGTTGAAGCACTCGTCGAAGAGATTCTTGATACGCGGCGTGTCGCCCGTGTAGTTCGCGACGCGGTCGATGAAGAAGAGCGAGAAGACCTTCACGCCGTGCTTCTTCAGCTCGCGCTGGCGCGCGAAGTGGCTCTTGATGGTCTCCTCGATCTGGAGCCTCCACGCCTGCTCCGACGAGCCCTGAAGGTCGTCCTCTGTGGTGAGCATGCGCCCGCCATCGCCACCGCCGTCCAGCTCGATAGCGGCTGGGAGCCCCTCGCCAGCGACGCGAATGTTGGCGACCTTCAGTCCCTGGTGCTCGGGAAGCTTGGTCTGCTTGAAGATGCTCTCTCCCTGCTTGAAGGTCAGCTCCTTCGCGCGGGTCTCGTTGTTCCTTTCGAGGCAAAGTGCGCGCACCTTCGCGCGCAGCGGTTTCCTCGTCACGTCGACTAGGCGCAACGTCGACCTGCCGGAGATGCCCAGCTCGGCGATGCCCGTGACCTGCACGTGCTTCACGAGCCCCAGGCGGAAGGCCTGCACGGGCGTGAGCCGGTAGACTGGGTTCGGCTGGTCGTCGGCCTTGTGCGTCGCCGAGTAGCGCAGGACGAAGAGCGGGCGCAGCGTGCGGATCGCCTCCTTCGACCTCTCGGAACCCATGTTCTGCGGCTCGTCGAGGATGACGATGGGGCGCGTGCGCTGAATCCACTGGTACGGCTTCAGCTCGCTAATGACGCTGTCGTTCGCTTTGTAGAGATTGTTGCGGGCGCGGTTGAACGACTGCTGCGTCATAATGAGCAGCGACGGGAACACGTCGCGCGCGAAGGCCGGCACGATACCGGGCTTGCTGCCGTCGTAGACGCGGCGCGAAAAGTTCGTCGTGCCGAAGAGGGCGTTGAAGTGGTCCTTCATGTCGTCGAACGCTTTCTTCACGCCCTCGAGGATGGCGACCGACGGCACGACGACGATGAACTTCGTGAAGCCGTAGCGCCGGTGCAGCTCGAGCATCGTGCGCAGATAGACGTAGGTCTTACCGGTGCCCGTTTCCATCTCGATGGTGAAGTGCGGGCACGAGTGCGCATCGACGCTGACGCCGTCGAGCATCACGCCGTCGTCGCGCGTGAGGCGGCCGACGACGAGCGAGGCCTCGGGTTGTTCGACGTTGTGGGCGTTCTGGATGCGGTGGAGGTTTTCCTCGATGAGGTCGTCGGCGAGGTCGTCCCATTCGTCGGCGTTGCCGATGATGTCCTCGATGTTGAGGAAGGACGCGGCCGCACGTTTGTCGAGCCCATCGAAGAGCTCGGCAACGTTGCGCACCCCCGCGAGCTGGTGCGGAAGGTCCGCCTGGAAGGTGAAGAAGCTCATGCGCGCACCACCTCAGAGGACCTTAAAGGTGGAGTCGGCGAGCTTCAGCGCGTCGTAGAACCGAGCCTTGGCGACGTCGGTGAGCGCCTCGTCGCGGCACACGAAAATGTGGTTCTTCTTGTCGCGGAGCGCACCGAGGAGGTCGTCGTCGATCTTCGGGTCGAGGCAGAGCAAGAGCGGCTGCGGTACACGCGGGTGCTCGAAGCGCCAGAGCGTGTTCGCCGAGTCCTGGGGTATTTGCTCGCGCTTGGTGTCGAGCGGGAAGCCGAGGAGGAGCAGGACCTCGGTGAAGAGGTCGGCGGGCTGCACGTGCGCCAGCTTCTCCTTGAACATCGCGAGCTGGCCCTTCTCAAGCTGCTCGGCGGCGAGGTGCAGCGGGCGCGCGAGTGCGGGCGAGTCTTCCTTGAAAACCCGGAAACCGAGATCACCCTTCACGCCCTCGGCCTTCAGTGCCTTCGACACGCGGCGTAGGCGCTCACAGGTGATTTTGTCGATAGTGTCGAGGCCCGCGTCCAAAATGGCCTTGGCGCTCGCTGACTTCTCATCGATCGATGCGTCGAGCTGCACGAGGATGAAGCGCCTGTTGGAATTGTGCGCCTGGTTTTCAAGCCAGACGCTGTGCCCCGTGGTCCCGGAGCCCGCGAAAAAATCCAGTACCAGGTCTCCCTCGTCCTTACTTGTTGCGATCTGCACGATACGTCGGATCAACTCGACGGGCTTCGGAGTGTCGAACGTTTCTACGCCACCAAAAAGGCTGTTCAATGCCTTCTTTGCAGAGTCGTTGGTCCCCACTTCCTCAGCCGTCCAGAGGGTGTGCGGGGTCAAGCCTTCACGCGCCTCTGAAAGAAAGGCCTTCCTTCGGGGAGTATTGTCCCCTTTCGCCCCGAACCATACGCGCTTGTCCGCTATCAATTCCTCCATCCTCGGTTTGGTTACGACCCAACAACGCCCTGGTGGCGCACTGAGCTTCCGGCCGCTGGGAAGCGTCAGCTCATAGAATTGGTCTTTCGTAGCGTGGCCAGCCTGCGCGTTCAGTGAGACCGATTGCCAAGGACCCCTTGGATCGTTGTCGCGGTTTTCGTAGCGGCCGAGGACGTCTTCGCTAAGCGGAAGCATTCTTCGCTCAGCCTGAAATTGGTCCTTGTTTCGGGCATAACAGACGACGTAGTCGTGATTGACTGAGAACACCTTTCGGTTCTCTCGAGTTGTCCTTTTCTCCCAGACGAAGGTCGCGACCCGGTTCTCTTCGCCAAAGATCTCATCGCAGATCGCACAGATATTGCTGCGCTCCTTATCATCAATCGAGATCCAAAGAGATCCAGCATCCGACAAGAGTGACCGGGCCACTGCCAGCCGTGGGTACATGAAGTTCAGCCAGTTCGAGTGGAATCGCCCGCTCGTCTGCGGGTTCGACACGAGCCGGCCATGGAGATCCGCCTGCCGCGTGTCTTGCAGGTACAGCTCCTCGTCAACTGCAAAGTTGTCTTTGTAGATGAAGTCGTTGCCAGTATTGTACGGCGGATCGATGTAGATGAGCTTGACCGAACTCGCGTAGCTCTTCTGCAGCGCTAGCAGCACTTGCAGGTTGTCGCCCACGATCACCATGTTGCCGGTGGTGTCTTCGTCGACGCCGGCCTTGGGCACCGGGCGCAGCGTCACGTGCGGCGGCTGGTTCGCGAGCCTGCGCGCCTGCTGCTTGCCGGGCCATCTGATGCCGTAGTGCTCGGTGTCAGGAGCGTCGCTCGCGCTGTCCTCAAGGACCTCACGCAGACGCTCGACGTTCACTCGCCCGTCCGTGAAGACCTCGGGAAAGAAGTCGCGGAGCGCTTCGAGGCGCTCCTCAATGCTCGGACGACGTTCGATCTTCTCAGGCTTCATGCGCTCGCTCCTCATCTTCCAAATCGATGCGCGCGGTCGCGGTCACGCCGCTGTCGCGCCAGTCTTGCTTCTCGGCGTCGCCGCCGAAGTCGGCGCTCGCGTCGCGCAGTGCCTGGTCGGCTCGGCCCGGCGACTGCGCGACGCGAGCTGGCGGTACGAGGCGCAGCCGAAGCGCGCGTCGCAGTTCAGGCACACGTCCTGTGCGAAGGGCACCTTGCCGTCAGGTCGCGACGGCGCCTTCAGCACTTCGAGCCCAGGTGGGCTGAATTTGCGGTCCTCGATGAGGTCGACGACGCGCCCGAAGCTCTCCATCACCTCGGCGACGACGTCTCCGTCCACCGTCACCTCGAGCACAGGGTCCCATGCCTCCATCGCCGACTGGATCTTCGCGGGTTCGCCCGCACGGAGCGCACGGTAGAGCGGCCGCGTCGGACGCGTGGCGATCACCGCGACCTTGTCGAGCTGGCGCCCGCGCAGCCCCTTCCAGATGTGCGCGTAGACGTTGAGTTGGCGGTAGTGCGGTTCGACGTGATCGCGCGCGGCGTCGGCGTCGAGGTACGTCTTCAGGTCGTACATGACCGTCGAGCTGCCGTCCTCGACGATGTCGACCACACCCTCGAGTAGCACACCCTTTCCATCGGGAATGCCGCGCAGCTTCGCCTTCGCGTCGAACGCGGTGAGATCCTCGATGTGGCTCAGCGAAGTGGCGCCCTTCGTGTCCTTGGTCCAGCGCTTTACCGATGTCGCCCACCGGTGGAAGGCCGACTTCGCGCCCGCGACGAAGATGTCTTCGGTAACCGCATCGTCGCCGTGCCTCTCCACGCCCCACTTCTCAGGCCGGATCGTTCGAGAGCGGCTGCCGACGGCACGCAGCCCAACCGCCGAGAGCAACTCGCTCGGGTAGTCGCTCTTCGAGAGAAAACGAGGATGCAGAGTGACAACAGCGACGGCCTCTCCGCGTGGGCACGCGTCGTCTGGAAGCTGCGTTATCTGTGCGTCGACGCGTGCCAAGCGCTCGGCGATCCGCGCCTTCGCGGTCCTGAGATCGTAGGGCAGCCCCTTCTCGCCGCCAGCTTTCCGAATCGGCACCTTAGAGGCGAGCCGCTCACCCTGCCCCAGCAAGAAGTTGTGTTCGCGTGCCATTAGCCTCGCTCCTGTCGACGGGGAACTGCCTTCGAACGTTTAGGGGACGAGGTCGACGGGCCACCAAGGCGCTTTCGGAGCGTGTCCCGCGACAAGCCGGTGATGTTAGAAACCTCGCGTTGGGACTTGCCCGACGCCGCAAGCGACGCAGCCACCCGCAGCTTCGTCTCGATGTCCGCATTCTCCGACAGGTCGGCGATGACCTGCTCAAGCGCCTCCTTCGTCGAGGCCCCGCTCACGACCGCCGACCGTCGCGCGGCGGTAACAACGCGAACGACATCGGAGAACGAACGCCCCTGCAGCAGCACCGAGAGCAGGGCGATGCCCTCCTGATGCGAGTCGTCCTCGCCCACTAGCTGTCCAATCACGGCGGCGATCTCGTCGGCGCTCGGGTGTGGGAAATCGATGACGCGATCGAAACGTCGCCAGACGGCGGGGTCCAAGAGCTCCGGGTGGTTTGTCGCGGCGACGAGGATACCGCTCGTCGGCCAGTCGTCGACAGCTTGAAGCAGGACGGTCACGAGCCTCTTCAGCTCGCCCACCTCAGTGGCGTCGTCACGTCGCTTCGCGATCGCATCGAACTCGTCGAGGAGGAGGACGGACGGAGAACGCCGAGCGAAGTCCAACACCACGCGGATATTGTTGCCCGTCCGTCCAAGGAAGCTGCTCATCACCGCAGCGAGGTCGAGGGTCAGCAGGGGGCGGTTCGTGTGAGCGGCGAGCCACCTAGCCGCCAGCGTCTTCCCAACTCCGGGGGGCCCCACGAAGAGGAGCGATCTCGTTGGCGCGATCCCGGCGTCCACCAGTTTCTCCTCCTGGTCGCGCTCGCGAACGACCGCCGCCAACTGCTCAAGCACCGGCGCCGGCCATGTGGGTTCCGACGCGAGTTGCGGAACCTGCTCTCGGCGAAGCAGCTCGAGTCGGCTGTCGAGGTCAACTGGCAGAGGCTGCTGAATACCTCGGGTGGGGCCGGCCGCCGCGGCCTCCAGCACACCCTTCACGACCGGCGCGAGGTCGGGCCGGCGCTTAGCGACAGCTCGAAGCATCCGCCGCGAGAGGGCGGCTACGTCGTCCAACCTGCCCTCAAGGGCGAGTCGAACGAGGTGGACTGTGTCCTTGTCGAAGTCGCTCATGGTCGTCCAGTTCCGAAGGCCGTGTTCTAAACGATTTATCTCGCACGTGGACGACCATGTCAACACCAATGATCATTCTAGTCCACTTCCATTGGGCCGCACTTCCAGGAGAATTATGCCATGTGGACGACACCGTACGCTCAGGTGACTATCGTCGTCCACCTCGCTCGCTGCGCGCCCCAGTCCCCCGCGGCCACGACTCCTCGCAGGTCCCGCTCACTCAGCGGCTCCCGCCCATCGACCGCCTCGAGGAACAGCACCGCCTCCTGTATCTCCGGCGCGAGGAGGGTGAGGTTCATGAGCTGGGTGATCCGGGCGCGCGTGAGGCCGAGTTGGCGCGCGGCGTCGGCTTGGTCCCTGTACTCGCCGCGGTCGATGGCGGCCTGAAGGCCGTGCGCGAAGGCGAGCATCTGGGCGACCCGGGCCGGCCGTCGCACTGGCTCCGGTGGCGGAGGCTCGGGCTCTTCGGCGAACGCCCAGCCATGTCCCTTGCGGCGGCGGAAGAGACGGCCGATGACAACGTGGGTGCCGGGGTCGTCCTGCGATCCTCCCCCATCTGGCTCTTGCCCGGATGCGTCCGTGTTCATGCGCTTGCCTCCATCGGCGGTTCGGGATGCTCGAACTTACGGTCGGGTGCGCGGAGCTCGCCGGCGCACAGGTCGTTCAGCACCGTGCTGACCTCGCCGGTGCTCTCCTTGATCTCCACGCCGCGGACGACGGCACGAACCAGCCGGCCTCGGTTGGCGATCGTCATCGTATCCCAGACCGCGTCGAAGTGGCCGAGCGCCTCGCTGACCCATCGCGCTTCGGTCTGCATGTCATCCAGACCGCCGAGCGCGCGCTCGACCTCGGCCAACCGGGCCTCAGCCACGGTGATGGACTGCCCGACCTGCTCCATCCGTTCCTCGATCAGGCGCCGGGCAGCCTCATTGACCCCGCTCATCGTGTGGAGGAGCTTCTTCGCTTCGGCAGACAGCGAAGCGATCTGCGTCGGGAGATCCCTCCGCTCGTCGAGCAGCTTGTCCCGCGATGTCGCGACGTAGGCGTCGATCCGTTCGACCACGTCATGTGCGAGCGAGCCGTCGGCCGTCGCCTCGCGGATCCGTTCGACCACGTAGCTCTCGATCGCGCTCGCGGGAAGCGGCCTGGCCTCGCAAGCGCTCTTGCCATGCTTGTCCTTCGTGATGCACCGGTAATACCGATAGGTCTGACCGCCCGGCTTCGTGGTGGACGCGGGCGTCATGGCCAAGCCGCAGTGGGCGCAGCGAAGCAGGCCGCGAAGGAGGTACTCGGGATTGTGCCGCCGGCCGCCCTTGTCGACGGGCCGCTTGAGCGCGGCCGCCACCCTGCGGAACGTCGCACGGTCGATGATCGCCGCGTGCTCTCCGTTGTGGGTCTCGTCGCCGTACGGCATCAGCCCGGCGTAGACCGGGTTCTTGAGGATGCGAAGGACGGCATCCTTGCCCCACTCGTGTCCGGGGCGAAGCCTGCCCTTCTTCGACGTGTGTTGCTTGGTCTGCCGGTGCGTCTCGTTCAGGCGCCGCGCGACGGCGAGCGCGGAGCGGCGATCCAGGTAGAGCGAGAAGATGTCGCGCACCAGTTGGGCCTCGCTCTCGACGATCACGAGCTTCTTGTCCTCGACACGGTAGCCGAGCGGCACCGGACCGCCCGTCCACTTGCCGCGCCGGCGAGCGGCGGCGATCTTGTCGCGGGTGCGCTCGGCGATCATCTCGCGTTCAAACTCGGCGAAGCTCATCAGCATGTTCAGCGTGAGGCGGCCGATGGCGTCCGCGGTGGAGAAGTTCTGGGTGACGCTGACGAACGCGGTGTCGACGCGTAGGTCTTTTGAGGGCCCCCATGATCTGCTGGGGCGGCATGAAAGCCTAGTGGGAGTCCGTTGAGCGAGCTGAGAAATCCGAAGAAATCCGCTGGCGGTGCATCCGAGGTGAGGGTTGTGGCGCACTCGGGCGCCATCGGGGTGGCGTACTGGTGAAACGCAGGCCGAAGGTTGGAAACGAGGCGCACGTTCGCGCTGCTCCGAGCGGCTCAGACTGAAGGCGGCCGAAGCGAAAAGCCCCGAACCTCACGCAGGGGCATCGAAGAGCACGGTTTGGTCCGAGCCTCCGTCGCTGTCGCTGTCGCGCGACACAAGGCCCTCAAAAAGGCTTTACGTGCTCGTGCGTAGACTGAAAGTTACGACGATGTAGAGTAGGGGGAAGATTGGGGAGAAGATGGCATCGACGCGGAGGACCGTTGGGTCTTCGGGGTCGGTGTTAGCCGAAATCCCAGCAAAGCTACCCACAATCTCCGCCTGCACCAACTGCTTGAACATCGACGTAAGAGAGATCTCCACGTCGTTTGTCCTGGAAGCTAAGAACTTCGTCCCGATGTACACGTCGAGTGTCGACCGAGCCGACTGCTGAACAAAGTCAGCGATCTGAGTCACCGTGGGTAAACGACTCAAGATAGTCGACATGTCCGTAGTGAAGCCTTGTCGAACTCGGATAATCCGATCCAAGTCCTCCATGACCGTGATGCCCGACACCGCCGTCTGGTTGGCCTCGACCGGGTTGAGTTGACGGGGTAACCGTGTGAAGCCCTGGATCCTTCGGCGAGTATACGGGGTCGCTACGTCAAAAGCTGGACTGACAGCAGACCCAGCAAGAGCCGCGGCAACGAACGAGCCGTCTACCAGGGTCTCGAAGTTGTTTCCCAGCTCGTCCGTCAGCGTTACGACGGCACTGTCTGGGTAGACAGCCACGATACGGTTTGACTCCAAGCCCCGAGCCACTGCTTGGGCCGTAGTCGGAGCCGTGCCAGAGGCAAAACCGATGTAGCCCATCCGTTCTCTCTGGTTTCGCTGAGTCGACATGACCTCCACGTGCTGCATAAGGTTCGAGTAGACTGTCGTAGACGTCGCTAGGGGAACGATGACGTCGGGTCGAATGTTGCCCGGTAGCGGGGTCTCCAACTCCTTGATTGCCAGAGCAAAGTCCGTGTCACTTGCCTGATTGCTGCTTGGCTGCTTCAAAACTTGTTTGATAGCGATCAAAACAGCCCCGTTCAGAATCATCAAGAAAGCCGCCAGAGTCACCCGATTCTCAGAACTGATGCCTCCAAAGTTGGCTTCGATAGTCTTGAACTGAGAGAACAGGCGAGTGGTGAAGTCCTGCTTCTGGTACTGGTAGGTGATGTAGTAACTGTCACCGATCGCGGGCTCGAGACCCCCAGGATTGAAGGTCTTGAGGGTTGCTTTGTTGTTAGCAGACACTCCAGTCGTGTCTGTGACGATCAGCTCCAACCCGGGAACACTGAGGTAAGGAACAGATGGGTTTACATGCCAGGTCTCAGAAACGTTCAACTGGAAACTACCCGTGTCCGTGTAGTCCCCAGTGTCGCTTTCCAAGACGGTGAACCTCAACCCCGTAGTCTCATCCGTGTACGTTTGACCCGGGAAACCCGTCCCTGCTGAACCACTTCCGTGGTTGGACGTCACCACGAAGTTGTCGGAGGCGTCCTCACCGTTGTCACCGCTGACTCCGGCCTCGATCCCGATCCCTGTCGTAGTATTGAAAGCTGAGTTAGCGCCCGCAACGAAGGCTACGCTCGAAGTTGCCGCACCTACGGTGATGGACTCGATGGTCACGTAGTCCTGACCACTTATCTCCTGGACGTAGGCAAACCCTTCAGCCACGACACCGGCAAATCCCATGACGTTGTTGACGACTTCTTGGGCTCCTACCAACGTCTGAGACGCCTCGTCTCCTGTCGTGAAACCTAGGACCGTGTTTGCAGTCCCAGTCTTGATGACGATACGAGAACCGGCATCGAAGGTTTGAGACGTCAGCCGGAGCTGGTTCAGGTTGGCCCCAGTCCCGGCCGAGGCCACACTAGTCAACCCTGACACGCTGTTGATGGCCGTCGCCACAGCAGAAGTAGCGACAGTCGCACCGGCCGGGAGGGTGATGGTGTAGTCCACCCCGTCCACCTGGATGTTCAACTCGTCGTTGACGTCCGCCGTGATGTTGTAGGTGCCTGCCTGGGTGCTCAGGATCGTGGCTGGCTTGTTGGTAGCTGTGACCGTAGCATCGGCTCGGTCGAACGCTGCAAACCCAAGTAGACCCTCTGCCGTACCCTGCCGAATGGCGACGTGATAGTCCTCGTCGAACCCGTCTGGGATGGCTGACGGCGTGTTGAGACCAGAGACGGTGATGATGTGGTCCCCACCCGCGGCTCCAATTCTCTGGAAGGCACACAAGGTGTTAGGAGCCGTAGCCGTGAAGTCGATACCACCGCTACCCGAAGCGTCCGTGGCGTCGATGGCTGCGTTGATGTCTGCTACGATGTCTGTAATCGTGGTAGCTCCGGCACCAAAGGTTACGGTAACGTCTGTCCCGTCGATGGTGAAGTTCAGGACGTCATTCGACCCCGTGACGATGGTCACCTGGTCAGACCCGTTCACCGCGATACGGTCCGAGACTAGTTTAGCCTCACCCGCTGCGTCCAGGTCCACCACAAAAGAGGTGCCGTTGATGTCTACCCGGAACTGGTCAGACGTCCCAGCAAACAAACTATACGGGGCGGCACCGTCGTTAGTGAATTGAGCGTTCGTTGCCGCTTGCGACCCGAAAGTTACCGTCACGACCTCGTTGACCTGAGTCCCAGCCCCCGTGTGGTGTGCGTCAGTAACGTTCTCCACGCCACGAGGCCACTGAACCGTCTCCGGCAACCCAGTCTTGGTACCAAACCGGATCTGGTGGATGTTCCGAGCTTGGGTCTGAGACGCTAGCTCGAACTGACCCGTCCCTACAGCTCCAGCAACCTTGCTGGTCAACGTATAGGTATCGTCTTCGATTCGATTGTAACTGAAAGTAGCAAAGACCGTCATGTCCGGAGGAACGGGGTCCTGTACCGTGATACGACGGTTTGCCGAGTCGACAGAGAGGACTACGAGAGCGTTGCGACTGATGGCGTCCTTGTAGTCTCGACCCGCCCAAGCTTGAACCAAGTCCGGGCGATTCGTCGGAAGGCCGATACGGTTGTTGGCTACGGACGTAAAGAGAGTTTGACCTAAGGGGGTATCTCTACCATTCCCAGTCGTAGGGACCTCAGGTAGCACGAACTGGGTTTCCGAGACTACCGCAGGAACTACCGTCGTATCGGTAAACCGAGTCGTTGCGACACCATAGAGCCTGTCATCCACCAGAGTGGGTAGGATCTGAGTCGAGTCGAACGCGTTACTCCCCGCAGACGTCGTGCCCGCGGCCACACTGAAGGACGTGCCCCAGTGCACGACTGAAACGTCCTCACTGGGGTTCTCTACCACGAAGTCCTGGTCTTGAATGTAGTCCGACCGGTTCGGAGAAAACCCGCACCGAACGACGTTGGTGACCATCGTATTGGGCAAAAAGTCGAACGTGTTCTGCCAGGTGTTGGCAAAGTACTGAACCGTTACTATCGACCCCACGGCTGGGGGTAGGGCTAACGTCACCAAACCATTGTTGCCGTCCAAAGCCGTCGGGATCACTTGGACCCCATCGACCAACACCGTCAACTTCGAGGTGTCGTTTGTCGTGACTCCGCCGTCTGTGCCGTCCACCACAGGACGCTGGAAAACTCGGAATACGCTGTTGCGGCTGGTCTTATTTCCAGCCGTGAAACCTAGGGCCCCGTTGGCGTTCCCACTCCCAATCAAGACCTCCTGCGCTGCAACGAAAGTGATGTGCTCCAACCCCTGGTTGTCCGTAAAAACGGACGTAGCCAGACCCGTGATGAGAGCCGAGTCAATCTGAGTCTTCAGAGCGCTGGCGCTGTGAGACCCCGCCGTCAGAACTAGCGTGCTCTCAACACCGTCTACCGTCAGAACTAGCGTGTCAGACGTACCCGTAACGACCGTGAAAGGCCCCGACGCTGGAGACGTCAGTTCTGCCTGAACGGACGTTATCTGACTGGAGACGTCGTCCGTAAAAGATGTGTCCGTGCGTCGGAAGAAATAGGTGCAACGAACGTCGTCTCCCGGTTGAGGGGGCACCTGTAGGGTCACAAAACCGTTGACGCCGACGACACCTCCCACAGCTATCTGGAGACCGTTGATCGTCACGGAGACGGCTAGCGCATTGTTCGTCACACGACCGAAGCCGAGCCCGTCCACGATCGGAAAGTTTCGAACTCGAAACTTGACCAATGTCCCATTTGCCGGACCCAACACGGGGTTGGACGGATTAGTCTCATCCAGAACGAAGCGCTCCGAAACGTTCTCACTGAGGATCTCTTGATCCAACGTCGAGCTGCTACCCCGAATCAACTCGAGGTTTTTCTGGTCCAAGTCCTGTTGACCGACACCAATGACTGCCGGGATCCTCAATCCAGCGACGATGTTGGCGGCATTAGCCTCGGCGAGGGTGCGGGTGTACACACCCGGGGGGACATATGATACGAACGGACCCAACGACATGATTCATTATCCTTTTTAGAGAGTCAAAAGGCTCCATCTGGGGTTTCTCTGTTCTGGATATTCATCTGAATCTGGGTGGTCCCCTTACAGGCCTAACAAGAGAAAAAACGTTTCTTGGCCCTCGCGCGCATCTTTTCTCGACTCGCCTCCAACTCCTCTCTCAGGGTCCTGAGACCCCAGATCTCGTATCAAAGAGCGGCACTCACCCCTAAGGCATCCTCTTCGACGGTTGGGAGATACCGTCCCGATTTGCCTTCTCCTTAAAACGAGTCTCCTTCTGTTTTCTAGCCTCGAATCGGGACTGGCCCATAGCCGTATACTCCGTAACTTGTTGGCCCCCCTCTACCAGGTCTCGTCGGATCAGAGCCACTGCCCCCGTATCTCTGCGGAACTTTTGCTTGCCATCATTTCTCCTGTGAATTTGCTCCCACTTCGCCTCAGCCGAACGACCCACCACGTTGTCGGCCGTCGGGTAGTCGTGCTTCGTAACCCCCGAGTTTGCTAGGGCAGTCGCCGTCGTAGCCACGAACTCGTGAGCAAAGCCCTCCAACACCCTCGAGGCCTCCTTCCGACAGGAAACGCATTTGTGGCTGGGATGGTCCCCCATCTCGAGCCGTCGTTTGAACCTGACGTTACAATGACTACAAAAGAACGTGTACTGAGGCATCAACCAATTCGTTCGAAGTCGTTGTTACGACCTACTAATACAGGGTGGGTCACCATCAGGAGGTTTGAGTCGATACTACGAATGTCAGAGACCGAAATCTTCGAGATGACCAGGGGCAGAGGGTAGTGAATTTCCCAATCCGCTTGGAGTTGTACCGTCATCTGGGTCGTGTATTGAAAGTCGTTGCCCGTCTCATCAATAGGTTCTTCGCCTTCTCCAGACATAGAGACGTCCAGAACCTCGATGCCTTCGAACCCCAACTCCGACCTCTTTTGGTCCGACCAAAGGTACATCGTGACGAGGTCCGAAATCTCCTCCGTTTGTGTAGTGTCTCGTGCCAAAATACTGAGATCGAACGTAGCTTCAAACTTACCTCCATACGCTTGAGCGGCATCAACTCGTGAACTATAGACGACTACGGCAACCTTCTGACCCTTTTCAGCTCTTTTCCCAAACGCCAAGACTACCCCGGGCATGACCTCTGTATTCGAGGCATTCCAACGGAAAGGGATTGGTCCTATGGAATCCCTTGGAATACGGTAGTCGGCCGTAATGAGAGAGTTGCTGGGGTAGTTGTGTAGAAACTGAATAGACCCAGCCTCCAAAAGATTGTAGTCCACCCCAGGAACTAAGAGGAATTGACGGTTTTCATAGAGTCTCAACGTCCCATCGAGCGGAGCACCTTGTAGTTGCCCTTCTGTCTCCAGACCCGTAGAAAAGACAATGACAGGTTCGTCGATGACTGTCTCCAGGGGGTCAACCACGAAGTAGCCGTCTTCGTTCGGGTTGGTTGGAGCTTGCAGGATCTCTATGAAGTAGACTCCTGCCGGCGTCGGCATGGCCCCACCGTTGTTGTTGAGGCACACCCTGTCCTCTCGAACCCATTCGATGGGGTGAACGTCGTGTCCCGCGACCTTGGCCAGCATGACGTGGCTCTGTATGTGCCCTACGAAGTTTGAGGGGTCTAGCTGAACCTTGTTGGCCCCACCCCCCTGCACGACGATCCCATATTGAGGCCTCTGGTCAAAGGAGAACCTCTTTTGGATATAGGGGACTATCTTCCGATAGACCGGGTGGCTACTGAAGCTTTTTTGCAGCTCCAGGATCAGACGAGTCTTGAGGGAACCTACGAGATTGTAGTACATCAGTCTTCGTCTGAATGCTCCTGTTGAGCTAGGACCAACATACCCTCAGCTACCGCCGTCAGGGGGTTGCCCGCGTGACGCACCTCACTGATTTTGATGGGGAAGCGCTTCTCGAGTTTTGAAAATTCTTGCTTGAAGATATCCATGAAACCCCCCGCCTTGGTAGTCCCCCCACTAACCACGAATGGGATGGGGTCGGGCAGTTCCACGTCATTCGCGACCTTCTTGAACTCGTGGGCGATCTGCTTCAAAGAATAACTGATCAGGTTCCTGATGTACAGTGCGATGGCGTGCTGGTCCCGCCCCTCAGGATTGGAGAGGTCTACCCCCCGCTCCTTGATCGCACACATTTGAGACGCAGTCTTGCCTACGGCCTTGGCCGCGTGCTGATCAATCCAATCCCCGCCTCTAGAAATCGCCAATTCCATACTCGAAGCTGCTTGGTAAGCCAAAGCAATGTTGCACATGCCTGAACCATAGGAAACTGAGAGACCACTGAAGTTGTCGTTGGCGCATTGACTGAAAATGATAGCCATCGCCTCATTTGTGGGGTGTGCTTGGAACCCCAAGTCGTCGATGATCTGACGAAACACCTCCGTATGGTAGATGATGTCCTGCCCTGGATTGTCGATGGGCACTGCGGGCACCGAGTAGAAACAATGTTCCTCTTCGACTGAAGGGTCCCCCATGACCTTTTCTATGAGAATACTGAGGATCTCCTGAGCGTCCAACTCTCCCGCCGAAATCACACCGCGACTCAAGGGCCGGCGAGCTTCGCGCTTGAATAGGTTTGCCATGGTCAGAGCGCTCTCCCCGACGACAATCAACGAGTCCAAGTCCGCACGTTCTACGTAGTCTACGTTGGACAACTTCAGCGAACGCTTGGCGTCTGGCTCCAGGTCTAAAAACGCGTCTCGGATGGACTTCGTAACTACGTCTTCCCCCTCTTGTCGGGCGCTGACAATGAAGGCTGTCCCGATATCCAACCCAATACCCGGGGTCGATGCCCCATCTGTTTTCTTCGTCATTTTCAATTCCCATTCTTCATTTTTTGATGCAAGAAAGCCTTGCATCGTTCTGGTTCTGCATATAGGTCGCATTCCCACAACCGTACCAAACGAAAACCCTGGTTACGGAGGTAGGTATTGCAAGAAGCGTCTATACGACGCGGGTTCAATTGTTGTGGGGATGGCCCTAGATAGACTAAGGGAGTCGTAGTACCGCAATAAAATAGCCTAGCCAAGCCTTTTTGCGTAATGTCAGGATTGGCCTCCAGGGCTGCTTTCAGCGCCATCATGTCGATTGCTTTTCGTGTGCCCACGTCAAGAACCACAAAAATATTAGCGGCCGTACGAGTATGCCCCAGGCTTGGCTCTCTGCTGCAACAAGTACAAGAACGTCTCATGCAGGTCCGCTGCACCCTGCAAGAGGTTGTCAGTACCGTTGGATAGAGCCCCGTTGTTCTTCAGTTGGGCTAAGGTCAAAGCAATAGTTTCCAGCACCAACTTCTCGAGTCGTAAGCTGACAGTAACCATCTCACTGGGGGTAGACCCCACAGCCACCATCTTGACTAGCTGACCTACCAGGTCGACCTGCTGAAGAGGGTTGACTGAAGACTCTCCCTCAGACCCAACAGCTCGCTCAGCTACCTGGTCAATGAAAGTTTGGGACTCGTTGTACAACCGCTCGAACAGAAGGTGGTCCCCGTAGTACTGATGTCCCGAAGTTTGCCAATGGTGAGTTTGATGCAGAAATGCCGCGGCTCTGAGCACAGCTAACAGCGACGTCAGAGGGGTCTTCTCGTCCGTAAAACGTCGAGCAACCTTGGGGTTTATCCTAGGAAGAGTCCCCCTTTGTGCCGACGACAGTTTGGTCAGGTAGGGGGGAGCATGCCTTCCAGGGTCATAGCTGGTGGGGTCATGCCACACGACTCGAATTGACTCCTGATAGGGGTCCGGAGTCGTCAACAACTCTCGCTCGTCCATACTCACATGTCGAACCATCAAAAGGTTAGGAAGGCTTCTTTTTCAGGTTGGCTAGGGCTTGTCTCGAAGCCGCTAACCCGTCCGAACTAGTTTTTTCTGTGTCTTTTACGGTAATGTTCACCTTGGCTGCATCCGTTTTGACGCTCGTCAGGAACAGAGGAGCCGCACCATCCACCTCACTGGAACTAACTCCCGGCGACCCCCCCGGAAAAGACGTCACCTGTATTCCGCGCTTCTCTAACGCCTCCAACACCCCCTGTATGGACGTCAATTGGCCCGACAGGGTCGTCTGTAGCCCCTGGTTGAGAGCCTGCAAGCCGTCGATCCGCTTCAAGAGGTTCTGTTCCCGAGCCTTGGAGTCCTCTAACTCCCTCAGCAACCTCACGTTCTCGGTTTTTATCTGAGACTCTACTGTACTCTGGGGTGGGGGCCTTTTGGGAGTTCGAGGAGTGCCCGACCTAGGTACCGCTACACCCCGACTCATCACCACCCCTTGGGGTAACGCCCCCTGTACCCGGAGCACCTTCTTCGTTTGGATCGATACGTCCAAGTCCCTAGACCTGACGGCGTCTATATCGGAAATGGTCACAGCAATCCGATAGGGTACCTCCACCCGAATGTCCTCGATTACATGGACCCCTGCCACCAAACCTACGACTACCACGCTCATCTACCTGCCTTGACCCTAGCTGCCCGTAACCGCTTTCGCAGTTCCTTACCAACTCTTTCCCTGACAACCTGTTTAGTCTTTTTCTTGGCACGCTCTAGGACTGTCGTGGGCTGCCTCCCCGGATGATACCATGACCCGTTCTCCATCGAGCGGGGAGTTGCGTTCCGAAAGACGACTTCTCCCGAGTCGGTCACAATCGGGATGGGGCGCTTTGCCTTCGTCAACCACCGCATTTGTTGTCGGCGCTGACCCTCCAACAAGGGTCGGAAAGCGGGATGTTTAGCTATCACAGTGATGCTAGATGGCCCTACTTTGACGTCTACACCACGAGCCAGGGCCTTTTTAGCTTCAGGAGTAAACGTCTCCTGAAGTATCTCCTGACGTATCTGTTTGAGGACTTCCCGCTTCAGAGACTTGAGAACCTTGACGGGATTGACCTTTTCCAGTTCCTGAGGGGAAAC